CTACATAAAACATGGCGGTCAAGACATTAAGGGAGCATATCCCAATTTTACTATAGAAGATGCTAGAAAGGTCAGAAAATTTTTATATGGAATACTAAGTGATGCGTGGAACTACGAAAAAGCAAGAGCACACCCAAAAAGAAGAGGAGGAATACGAACTAAATAAAGGCATAGAGATTATGCTTCCACGAAGCAGGAGGATACCATTACCAAGTACGGTTGATCGCACCTTCTACTTCTTCAAGTGGTCAGTGCGTGTCAGATTAGACATAAACAAGGAGCATAATGGAAACTAACATAATCTTATTTTTCTCCGCTGCAGGAATGGTTTTAGCATTTCTAATGGGCGGGATAGTAGGTTGGATTTACAAATCCGCTGTGGACACCCACACAAACAAACGTCAGATGGACAATCTACATCCTGAGTTTTTGAATGGCAATGGTGCGTATGTGAATGAAGAACTTTTAGCAGTTCGATTCATGGATCCCGATGACATACTTGACGAGGACGATTAAATCTGATATAATTAACAAAACTGTGAATTGAAATGGCAAAAAAATTACCAAAGGATGCACTTGTAACTGAAATACTTCAAAAGGTATCCTCTGCTAAAACTAAAGCAGAGAAGATATCCATATTACAGGAGTACAACAATAATGGGTTACGTGCAATCTTAATTATTAATTTTGATGAATCATTAAAATTTCTTCTACCAGAAGGTGAAGTACCTTTTTCACCCAATGATGCACCAATAGGAACTGAACATACTCGTCTTGATAGTGAGTATAGAGGTCTCTTTAGGTATTTCAAAGGAGGAGATAACTCTCTTAAAGGTATGAGACGTGAGCAATTATTTGTTCAACTCTTAGAAGGTCTTGTAGAGGAAGAAGCAAACTTATTGGTTGCTGCATGCAATAAGGATATACAATCAAAGTATAGAATTACTAAAGCAGTTGTACAAGAAGCATTTCCCGCTATAGAGTGGGGCAATAGAGGATGATTTGGGATAGCAACGATGAAGTAGGTGAAATGCAATCTAAGCATTCACTTGTTTTCTTAAATATTGATTGCGATTTAAAACTATCACTCAACAAAAAACTACCTACTAATGCTTGGGTCGTTACTTACTTGGATAAAAAGAAAGATGGCGATGAATTAGTAGAATCTCATGATATTGTCATGGGTGTAAAAATGGACATTTTTAACTGTTACTATGACAAACTCAAAGATGGAACCAGACTCAAACAAATTGGATGGTGTCAAGGAAACTGTCAACCAGGAATCTTCGATACAAAATCATATCTCAAAACAAGCAAATAACTTGTTTAAAGGTGAAAGACTAGATTTCAATTTTGACTCCGATACAGAGGACTTAGATGACCTCGCTGATGAACTATTTGATGCCCTATATGATCACACAAATAAATAACAGTGTAAACCTAATAGATGTTCTTCAAGAGTATGAACGTACGTCGCTTACTAGTCCTATGCGTAGTTTCCTTTTGTATTTTGAAGCTAATCATGTCTATCCCAAGGGAACTCAGTATGTTCTAAACGAGTGGAAGGGTTTCAAAGTAATCCATGAACAATCGAAAAGCAGCAAAAAAATTAATAAAACGAGCGAAGAAAAAACCTGACCTTTATAGTGCACAAGAAGTGCAGTATGCAAAATTATTCCGAAAGTATGAAAGTAAATCTAGTGACAGTGACTCCAGATGCAGAGAAGCAGATGGGTTACATAGCGAGGGTCAGCAACCCAAAGAATCAAAGTAATCCCGCAGTAGCAGGATTGCTAGGATATTGTATAAAACATGGTCATTGGTCAGTTTTTGAGCAAGCACATATGACAGTCGAAATAGAAACGACTAGAGCAATAGCAGCACAAATATTAAGACATCGTAGTTTTACATTCCAAGAGTTTAGTCAACGTTATGCTAATACTAATTTGTTGGGAACTATCCCTGCACCAGACTTACGTAGACAAGATGATAAAAACAGACAAAATAGCATAAATGACATACCAGAAGAACAAACAAAAAGGTTACAAGACCAGATTGAAAGGTATTTCGCTGAGGGACTTGACCTATACAATGAACTTATACGTGAGGGGGTTGCGAAGGAATGTGCGAGAATGGTTCTCCCGTTAGCGACACCAACCCGTATCTACATGACAGGAAGTGTTCGGTCATGGATTCACTATATAGATTTACGTAGTGCACATGGAACACAAAAAGAACATATGGACATAGTTCAAGAGATAAGGGGCATCTTTAAACAACAGTTCCCTGTATGTACAAACGCATTGAATTGGGAGTTTAAGTAATGGCACTATACGATGTTAAAAATTTAAAGACTGGTGAGACTAAGCAACTCAGTCTTACTATAGCTTCATATGAGAAGTGGAGAGAGGAGAATCCTGATTGGGATAAAGACTGGCAAGCGGGGGTAGCATCTGCTGTCAGTGGAGTTGGTGACTTCCAAAACAAATTACCACAAGGTTTCAAAGACCGTTTAAACAACGTCAAGAAACATCATCCTTACGCTAAGTTCGACAAACTCTAATGCCAGTTAAAAGCAAGAAGCAACCTACAATGGTTGGGTTATCATCCAGACAAATGAGAAAAAAACCTATTGGAAAAGAGCATTTATTAGAGATTAAACCTCTAACACCAGCACAAGATAAAGTCTTTGATGCATGGGATAATAAGAAGCATCTATTTTTATTTGGTGCAGCAGGAACTGGTAAATCATTTATCACAATGTATCTGGCATTGAGAGATATATTAGATGAAAAAACACCGTACAATAAACTATACATCGTAAGGTCTTTAGTTCCTACCAGAGAGATTGGATTCTTACCTGGTGACCATGAAGATAAAGCAAACTTGTATCAGATACCATACAAAAATATGGTAAGGTATATGTTTGAAATGCCAGATGACTCATCCTTTGAAATGCTTTACTCTAATCTTAAAGCACAGGACACAGTATCGTTCTGGTCTACCTCATTTATACGTGGAACAACCATTGATAATGCTGTCGTTTTAGTTGATGAATCAGAAAACTTGAATTTTCATGAATTAGATAGTATAATAACAAGGTTAGGTGTTAACAGTAAAATTATTTTTGCTGGAGACGCAGCACAAAGTGACCTTATTAAGGCACATGAAAAAACTGGTATTATGGACTTCAAAAAGATTGTCGATGATATGAGTGAATTTGAAAGCATTGAATTTGGCATTGACGACATCGTGAGATCTGGTCTAGTCAAATCTTATTTGATTAGCAAGATTAACCTTGGACTTTAAACATTTAAATACTTATTCGTTTCCGAATTTAAGAGCAACACAGACACCAAACGGTAGAAGATACCATGTTGGTGATTCTTTTTATCCTTCTGTAACTACCATAACGAGTCACTCTAAGAAGGACTCTATTATGAAGTGGCGAAAAAGAGTTGGTGAAGAGGAAGCAAATAAAATATCTAAACGTGCATCTACTCGTGGTAACAAGTGTCATAAACTTTGTGAACTATACTTGTCAAATGAGTCAATCAGTAAGTACAAAGATGATGCACTATCCATGGGGTTGTTTTACCAGATAAAACCCTACCTAGATAGTATTAACAACATACATGCACTTGAAGAATCATTGTTCTCAAATGTTCTTAAGTTAGCGGGTAGAGTTGATTGTATTGCAGAATACAATGGCGAATTATCAATAATAGATTTTAAGACTTCAACTAAGACTAAACGTGAAGAGTGGGTACATGACTACTTTGCACAAGAGACAGCTTATGCTATAATGTTTCAAGAGTTAACTGGTTTAATGCCACGCAAACTCGTAACCATTATCGCTTGCGAAACAGGCGAACCCCAAGTATTTGAAATCTATGACAAGTTTAAGTATGCTCGTAAATTACATGAGTATATCTCCTCCTACAGAGACGCATATGGCGAGTGGTAAAACAAGTGGCAAAGTAGATGAAGTTTTTGAAGAGAACTTTATGACATCTGCCAAATTTTCAGTAGAAATAGAAAAAATCGTAAAAGATTCTAACCTTAATTATATTGAGGCGATAGTACAGTTCTGCGAAGATAAGAAAATAGAGATGGATGGTATTAGTAAATTAATATCTAAACCACTAAAAGAAAAGTTGAAGTATGATGCTCAACGTTTAAATTACATGAAAAGAACATCTAAAGCATTATTACAATTATGAGTGGAATAGAGGTATACAAGATGTATCTCTCTTTGAAACTTCATTTCACCACAGACACATTTGACTATCTTAAATATGGTAACGCTGCTAAAGCATCGCAGCATTCATTTGACAGTCGCAGAGATAAGTTCTTTTTTGTGAAACTGTCCAGAACTTTTAGGGAAGATGAGTTAAAAGAATTTTTTGTAGCTAATATGATAGTGGAGGATAAAGTATATCCTGCCACGTTAGTAAGAGAGGGTTCAAAGAATTATCAAGAGTATATCAAAAGAAAACAGTCTTTGACATATCGTTTCAAAGAGGACGTGAGAACCCTACATGATATCTCACAGAGATTCGATAATTTGTTTATAATAGATGGAGTACACCCACCCTTGCTAAAAGCACACTTAGGTGGTAAAATTAGCATAGAGACTTTGGCAATCTTCAATAAGATTTTT